AGGTAAACGCGGCCGTCGAGCTGGAGAGTAGCGGGGCCGTTCTCGAAGACGGTTCCGGCTAGGTTCAGGCCCCCCGGGTAAATATTCGGTGAGGCCATGTGCCCTCCGTGGCTTTCTTAGGCGCGAGCCTTGACCTTGGCGATGACGTCGGGCCGATTCGCGGAGCACGCTTCGTGCGCGCGGGCAGCCGTCGTGACTCCGACGAGCTTCCCCGCATACGAGCCGCAGACCACACATCCGGTCTGAGGCATAGGCTCCGCCGTGTGAACCAGTGGAGTGACCTTCTTGTCGTCCTTGCTCATGTCGTCTCCTAGGTGCTCACCGGGGTCGTCAAGGCACCAGACTCGCCAGCGAGGTTTGCTGTGTAACAGCGGAAGAACAGGGGACCGTCGCCGGCCCCGGCTGGCACCCACCCGGCCAGAGTGGCGCCGTCGAGAATTCCGAAGCTGCAATCAGACACGAGCCCCAGCACCCCGGCCATCTGCGTGACGGCGTGAATCGAGGCAGCCCTCATGTTTACGAAGTTGTTGCGGCGCAGGTCGATGCCGATCGACGCGGTGGTAATGAACCGCAACACACCAACGGTCGTGGCGCTGGTGCCGCCGATGATCGTGTTGTCGTACATCTGGAGGTAGTCCGCGCCGACGGCGTAGAAAAACGACGTGCAAGCGGCTGCGGTCGCCCCGTAGCAGTAGTTGCGGTTGAACTTGAAGAAGTCCGCGTTTGCCGTCGTGGTCACGCCGATAGTCACCAGTTGATCGGCGTCGAAGCCAAAGAAAATCGTGCAGTCTGAGATTTCACAGCCGGCCGCCGACACCGTGATCGGGGCTGCGACCGTGAGCGCTGAACCGGCCGCATGCGCGCCAGCGAGATACAGGTTGCAGTTGAGCAGTTTGAAGTTGGCCGTGTCGAAGAGGACCGTTGACGTCGCGGTTGTCCACGTGAACGTGGGACGATTCGTTCCGCCGCCCATGCCAACGATGGTGATGTCCGTCTTGGCCGCCAGATTGGACCACGAATCAGCAGCGGCGATGCTCTCCGTGTAGCCGGGGAGGACGAAAATCACGTCTCCTCGGCCAGACTCGCACGATGCAAGCGCGGTGTTGACGTCCGTGAACGTACGCGACTGGATACCTACTCCGACGTCGGAGTAGTTCGCCAGCATGGCAGCGGTCCCGACATAGAAGACCTTGCCACCCGTGACCGAAAGACAGAGGTTCCCGAGTTCGAGAACCCCAGGCTGGGTCACGGAGTTGTTGAGCTGCGACATGACTAGGTGCTGACCGGAGTCGTGATGCCGCCGGCCTCGCCGGCCAGGTTCGCCGTACGGCAGTTGAAGAGCTGCGGCCCGTCACCAGCGCCGGCTGGCACCCACCCGGCCAGGCCGGAGTCGTTCAGGATGCCGAAATTGCAATCCTGAACCTGTCCCAGCACGCCAGCCATCTGCGTTACCGCATGGACCGACGACGCCGTGATGTTCATGAAGGCGTTTCGACGGAAGTCGATTCCGATGGAGGCCGTGGTAATGAACCGCACCACGCCGACGTTGACCGAACTGGTCCCGCCAATGATGGTGTTGTCCCAAATCTGGCACCAGTCAGCGCCGACGAGGTACAGGAACGAAGTGCAAGCCGCCGCCGTGGCGCCATAGCACTGGTTTCGCTTGAACTCGAAGTTGTCAGCAGCCGCAGTCGTGGTGATGCCGATAGTGACGAGCTGGTCGGCATCCACACCGAAGTGGATGTAGCAGTCCGTGATGGCGCAACCAGCAGCCGACACCGTGATCGGAGCCGCCACCGTGAGAGCCGTTGACGAACCAGTCGCGCCCGCCATGTAGAAAATGCAGTTGCGGATGGCGAGATTCGCCGCGTCCATCAGGATGGTCGCCGCCGCCGCCGAGTAGGTGAAGGTCGGGCGATTCATCCCCGTACCGAGGCCGACGATCGAAACCGCCGTCTTGGTGCCGAGACTGGACCAGGCGTCAGCCGCCGAGACGGTCTCGGTGTACCCCGGAAGGATGTAGACGAAGTCTCCACGTCCCGAGACACACTGGGCCAGCGCCGCGTCTACGGTCAGCGAGGCGCGGGAGTTGATGCATTCCCCCGTCTGGCCGAGAGCGGCAAGCTGCGCCGCCGTGCCGACGTAGAAGACGGCCCCCCCGTTCGGGGAAATCACCATGCCGACGACTTCCTGAACCCCGGGGTAGTTCGCGTAAACGTTGTTGTTGGCCATGGGTCAAGCCCCTTTAGGTGTTCGAGAGGTAGACGCCGCGAGGATTCGTCCAGCCGACAGCGAAGCGCTCGTAGCCGATGAAGGTCTTGCTCTTGCGCTTCTCGTCCGACTCGTCGTCGAAGCTGGGCTTCTCACGCCACACGAATCGCAGGCCGGCTTTCGCGTCGGTCTTCGCGCCGTACTGGGTGGAGCTGGTGAAGTAGCGGTTGACGCCCATGTCGATGTTCTTCGACTTGAGGGCGTTGATCGCGTTGTTGGCCGTGTCGTTCTGGTTGGCCGACTTGAGAATCCGCATGCAGCGGAACTCCAGGGCCTTCGGGATGATCATCTTTTTGATGTTGTACCCGTTGACCAGCCAGCCATTGGAGTCCGGCATCTGCGAGGCGTTAATCACCATCGTCTCGATGGCCGTCTCCGACAGGCTCATGAACGTCGTGAGCATGTTGGAATACGTGCCACCCTTGACGAGCGGGTGAGACGCCGAGCCGAGGACCACACCGTCGCCGCCGTTGTAGCCGGAGGTGTAGGCGTTGATCCAGACGCTCGCCGCGGTGTATTCCTGGGTCAGCTTGGCGGCCTGGGCCACGTCCGCTGCACCGTTGACGGCCTCTTCGTACTTCGCATCGGCGATGGCCTCTTTCGAGACAATCACGCGCTGCGCGTACGCGACCATCACATACCGCTTGGAATAGCCGGTAGCGAAGGAGTCGATCGCCGCGAGCTCGTTCTCGACCTTGACCTGCATCGGACCCGTGGAGGCGCGCTCCTGGTCATCGATGTAGGCATCGGTCGTGTTCGACACGTCGAAGCCCGAATCCTCCCAGTCCAGTTTGCCCTTGATGTTCGTACCCCAGACGATGTCCAGGGTGGGCTTGAGAAACGGGGCGATCGTTGCTGTATTCGCTGCTGGATTCGCCATGACTTAGACTCCCGTCGCAGTGCCGGTGGGCCACAGAGACTCGTTGCAGACCACCAAGAACTCGAACCGACTTGCCGTCGGGTCGTTCGTTCCAAGCTCGAGACCCGCCAGCGTGTAGCCGCGGATTCCGATGATTCGGAAGTTGAACGTCGCCGTCGCGTGGGTCGAGATGTCGAGAGCGAACGTCGACTGACCTGTGTTCGCGTCCGGGGTACCAGCCACGAGGTCGCAGTTTTCCTGGAGAGCGGAAATCTGCGTCGCGATGGTCGTGAACGTCGTTCCCTCGTCGGCCTGAACCGCGAAGATGACGTCCGGCGTGCAGGGGGTGAACTGCACCAGCGACGCATTCCGCGATCCAACGGTCGTAGGGGAGAACGTCGTGTTAGCCGGAAGGTAGTTCGAATACGTCCGCTTACCGCCAGTGACGTACGAGAACCCCTCGGCAACGCCGATGATGACGCCCGCCGTGGTACCAGCAACGGTGACAGTCCCGTCGGTGGCAGCGGCCAACACGTCACCGACGCCGAGCGCGGTGCCGTAGTTATTCGCGACTTCGCGAACCATGGGAGTCGGCAAGGGAGCGCCCGAGAGCGTCCCCACTGCGCGATACCCGCCAATCGTTACGTTAGCCATGGGTTACCTCTCCACGTTTCGGGTCATGTAGCCGCCGGTCGCTTTCGCGGCGGCGTGAATGCCTTCCATCCGGCGCTCCGAGGGAGTCCGCTGGTGGGCCTCGTACCGAGCGACCGTTTCGTCGTCGGCTTCGTACAGCTCCAGTCCACCGACCTCAAAGCCGGCGTCGCCCTCTTTCCCCAGGTCCCACGCAGGACGGGGGCCGTCGGGGCGGCGCTCGGTCTTCATATAGCCGCGGTGGCGGAAGTTCGGGACGTCGGCGTCGATGCCGCTCGGGGTCAGCCAGGCGTAACGCTTGCCGGCTTCCTTGCCGAGAACGACATCCTTCGAGTAGTCGCCGTTGACCGGTGCCGGTTCCGGGTCGTGACGACGCGCGGTCTTCCCGGGCGGGCGGCCTCTACGCTTCTTCGGCGCTGCTGACTCGGCTTCGGGCATGACGGCTCCGGTGTTCTGGTTACCGCCCGTGCCCTCTTGCGGAGGAGGGGGACCACCTTGGAGCCAACTACCGGGCCGATGGTTAGGACCCGATGCCGATGCTGATAGTGTTCGATTAACTCAACGTCGAAGTCAATCAGCCTTCCGTGCGTTGCTGGCGTTTCGTTTTACGGTATTCGCGCTGATACGCGGCAAAGCACGCATACCCCCAGCGTTGGCCGGGGATGCGGTGCTCCTTCCTGCATTTACCGCAAAGCACTAGTCGTCGTCCCCCGACTGCCGCGCGGCAACGTCCTTGGCCCACTGCTTATAGGCCTGTTTGGCTTCGAGTTGGGGATAGGCGGCTTTGGCCAGTGCCTCTTCGTGGCGGCCCATTTTGATCGTCCGGGGACCTTCGCCATTGCCTGCCCCCTCCCCTCCCGGGATACCTCCGTAACGTGCCCGTTGAGCGTCAGTTGCCGGCTGGTGGCCGCCGAGACCCATCGCCCTGGCCGTCCAGGACAGAGCCTCGACGACGGTCTGGCGGTTTAGGGGTCGGCCGGCGTTCATTAGGTATGTGAGCCTCGTGTCGGCCATGTTCACGGCTTCCTGGTTCGTCGTGAGCCAGGGGTAGGCTGTTTCGTGGCCGGCGAGGGCCTGGGTTGCCTGGGGATTGGGCATCTGCTGTTGGAGCTCGCCCTTGCGCTTCTCCCAGCGCTCGTTGTCGCGCATCTCGTCGCGGAGGTCCCGAGCTTCGTCCTCGCACCGCTGGAACTCGTCCCATGCTTTTTGGGCTTCGGCGCCCTGCAGTTGGGCAGAGCGGGCGAGGTGCATCTGCGCCACCCGACGGAGAGAGGCGATTTTCTCCTTCGTCTGCTCGGCTTGGCTCTGGCTCTGCGTCTGCCGATCGCGCTGCTGGCGCTCCTGGCGCATCTCGGCGACTTCCCGCTCGATACGCTGGCGCTCCTGACGCTCGGTCTCCAGCGAGCGTTGGAACTCCTGGGCTCGTCGTTCGGCGGCCTCGACGTCCAGGCGTTGGGCCTTGCGGTTCTTGCGGTCTGACGGTGGACGATCTACAGCGGCCGGGGTTTCGACGGGGGTCGTCTCGACTTCGGTCGTTGCCTCGACTGGCTCGACGTCCGGGGTCTCGGTCTCGACGGTTTCCGTTTGCGTTTCCATCAGGCTGCTTCCTTTCGCTCGTAGATGTGTTCAGAGGTTCCATCGTCGTAGGTCTTGAGGACGATTCGGTAGTGCTTGGAGCGCTCCAATCCGTCAGCGGAGCCGAGGATTTCGCGCATCTTTAGCTGCAAGAGCTTCTCTGCCTTCCCCGCGGCTTCGCGCTTGAATTCCTTCTCATCCCCGGCAAAGCGGGCGAAGTAGACGATGTCTCCGACTTCGATCAGGGAGTCCGCCATCACGTCCCGAGCTGCTAGACCAGCGGCGATGAGGATTCCGCTGGAGACAGGGGACCTGTGCTCTTCGGGAACGTACAGCCCGCCCGCTGTCTTCTCCTCCGACGGAAGCCTGTAGACCAGCACCACTTCCCCGACTGGGAGGTAGGGGATGGGTGGAATCTGGTCTTTGTATTGTTCGCGTACCTTATCGAGCTTGCTTTTCATTGCGCTCCCTCGTGAGTAGGTCGATGGCTTTTCCAATCCCCCGCCGATAGCCAGCGGCAAAACGAATCTCCTCGAGCGTGCCGACCTCGGCGGATGTCGTTACGCCGTTGGCCGCTGTGTTCTCCGCCTCGCGCAGCATGGAGAGCGCGCGAGAGGTGATTTCGTGGCGTCGCCACTCCTCTCGTTGCTCTGGCGCAAGGCTGTCGAAGTCCATCACGTCACCTGGCCTGCCAGCGCTTCGCCGTTCATGGGTTGATTGCCCGAGTTGGGAACAGCGTTGTCAGGCTGCGGCGGTCCCCCGCCACCTTCCTGCGGCGGTCCTCCGGGCGGGGGCTGGCCACCGGGCCCAGGCATCGGCATCGGAGGCGGCATCGAGAGTTGCTGATTCAGCGCCGCGGTCATCTCCGTATTGTCGATGGCCTTGAAGATGAGTCGGAGGCCGGCAATCTGAACCAGCGGCATCGCCTGGGTAGCTGGTGTTGAGTTGATGATGTTCATGATGGTCTGTGCCTCCTGGAATCTCTGAGGCTGCGAGGCCATCCGTGGGTCGGCGGTAACAGTCAGGTCGGTATCGAGTAGGTAGTCCATTCTTCCGACTGGGACCTTTTCGATTGACGGACCTGGAATAGGGGGCGGTGCCGGGGGCGGCGCGGGGATAGGGGGTGGCCCGGCCGCGGGTGGAGGGGTCCCCGGACCGCCCTGGATCGGAGGTGCCCCTCCCATCGGCGGCATGCCAGCGGGCGGCATACCAGGAGGCGGCATGTTGCCGGGTACGTTCTTGAACGGGTCGACGACGGTGAAAAACTCTTCGTCACCGAGGTAGACCGAATTGAGGCGAGCGAGATGTTCGCCTTCGACCGTTCGCGCCCGCGTATACCGCTTGTTCCAGATGGCAATTGCTGCCATGGCCTGGCTGATACGAATCTGCGTGGTGGTCGCGGTTTCGTTCGAGCCGCCTACTTCGCCGGAGAGAATGTCCCCAGCGCCCGACAGTTCTTCGGCTTCTTCCTTCTGGTCCTTCACGAGCTGGCCCATGGCGGGCTCAGGGCCGGGAAACTGGATGATCTTGATCATCTTGTCCAAGTCCTGAGCCATCGCGTCCGTCTCGATGAACTCCCCCGGCCGGTATCGGAGGTCATCGCGGCTCGCCTTGAACTGCCGCGAGATGAAACCGCCTACGGTGTTCGCCAGGGTCGCCGCGTCAACGATTTGCGACGTCAGCGTGTCGGCGGCCATGTTGTTGCCTTCGAGTTCCGACCCGACACCAAACCCGTACACGCCTTCCGGGTTGGGAATGCAGATGTAGTGGGTGAAGAAGTTGATCGCGACTTGCTTGGGCGCATCCGGCTCTGGCGGAGGCGGGGGAGGCTGAGGCGGTGGCATAAGCGGCCCCGTTGACGACGTTTCGCCCATCATCGGCGGGACGGTTGCCGTCATTTCTCCCGGCATGGGCGGCATGGTCATCGCCTGGGCCTGCCCAGCCTCGTAGGCGGCCATGTCCATCGAATACTGCTGCATGGCAGCCTCGTAGGCGGCGCGGTAGGCCTCCTTTTCGCGGTTGTAGCGAGCTTTGTCCTGCGGATCGTCGTCCTCGCGCAGTTTCAGGCACAAAACGAGCTTCGTTTGCTCGTCCACGGTGATGATCACCGCCTTGGACCGCTTTTCTCCCGGCAACTTGTACCAGCAGTGCTGCTCCAGCAGTACACGAGGGGCGTCGGGGTCGTTTTCGGGCTTCTCGACGCCTGACTCGTGGTCGATGGCCTTCTGGACGGGGTGATCTGACTGCGCGTCGTTGCTTTGGTCGACTCCCGCCGTCTCGTCCTTCTCGTCGAGC